GTTCGGTAGGTGGATGTACGGGATCTTGCCGCCGTACTCTGGGTGCGCCTCGTTCTTGACGAGTGTGTTCCCAACGTAGATGGCATTATACACCAGCGGCGCCTTGCCAGGCTCCGTGGCGACCTTGTACCAGTAGTCGTATACTTCGATCTGCATCTGCTCGTAGGCAGTCTCGCGTCGGAGCGGGTTGCGCTCAAATGCGTTCGCCCAGACGTTGCCGATTGGGTCGTCGTGCGTACCGCGTGTCGTGTACGGGAACCACTTCTCGCCCTGCTTGACTGGGATGACGTTGACGCCGTAGTCCTCTTGGATGGACTGTGGCGACATTCCGTAGGTGTAGAGCGCCCAGTCTAGGCGGTTGTAGTCGCTGTTGCCGAAGCCGAGGTAGAGGTTCTCTGGTCGCTCAATGACGGAGATCTTCGGGACGCGCTCGATTGGGTCCCAGTATACCTTGGCGGCAGTGTGACCGTAGAGTTCCTTGAGCAGCGCAGCCTGCTCCATCTGGAGGTCCATATCGTTGGCTTCCCACCAGCGGAAGAAGAGTTGCTCGCGCCACTGCGCAGCCTGTCGGTCCTCTGGCGTCGCGCCAGTTGGGACGTAGTTGATGACAGGTCGCACCGCCTGAATGGCGGCAGGGATCTGGACGTAGGCGTGGTGGATATTGACCGACACGTGGGCGCGTCCAGCAAGGCGTGCGCTTGGGTCTTCTGACCAGTGGTCGGCACCGCCGAGCGTCATTGTCTCTGGGTGGTATAGGTTGTCCATACGGCGGAACAGCGCCTTGAGGCGGTTCTGCTCTGGGTCAACCAACTGCTTGCGACCAAGGATCTCCTGAAGGAGAATGAAGTCGTCGTCCTGCTTCGGGTCCTGCTCCTTGGCAATGAGCGAGGACTCCAGCATCTTGAGCGCGGCTGCCTCTGATGGCGACAGCTTCTCAACGTTTGGCTGGATGCGGAGCGTACCCTGTGCCCCACGGAGACCAGCGCCGAAGGCGCCAGGGGCACGCTTGCTGCGGTCGGCAGCGATGTTGGCCTTGAAGTTGATGGTGCCACGGCCTGAGATGCCAGTGTTCGGCGTGAAGTTTGGCGCCGTCTCGGCTTCACCACCGAAGATGTTGCGCTTCGTTGGCGAGGTGGCAATTGGCTTGCCCTTGGCTACTGGGTCAAGGATCTGCTTTCCTTGGCGAATCTGCTTCGCCTTGTCCAGCGCCTTGCCAAGCGACGCGATCTGTTCGGGCGTTGCGATATCAGTGTCAGTCGTGTATTGCGCTGGTATCGCCCGCGTTCCCTCGAACGCCGCTGGGATCTTACGAACTTTAGCCATCAGTCACTTACTCCAAAATATGTGAAGGACGGGTTCTCTACGCCCTTCTCAGGATTCCGCAGCGCGTGCCGCACTGCGATTGCCAATGCCATTACTGCATCTTGCTCTAACTTCTTGTCGTCCAACTTGTAGATCAGGAGTTGTCTCCTAAGTTCATCCCACGGTCCGCCCATCGGGAGTTCTAGTTGCCCCTTGTCGATCACTGCCTTGAGGTCGTTGAGGAGTTCTACCTTCTTCGCCTTCGTGCCGCCGAAGTCAAACCCTCGGAGCGGGCGGATCATTGAGAACTCCTGCTGGAAGAGCCTGCCACCCAGACCAGTGGAGTCCACGATGGTGGTGCAGAAGGCGCCGTCTTGGCTGTAGAGCAGGTGACCCTCGCGGACCATATTCACCACGGCGGAGATGCTCTGCTTGCCGCTGCGCTTCCTGATCCGCACGCCGCGAATCTTGTTGCGGCTGGTGATGTCCAGCGTGATGGCCCACGTCGCATCGTGCGAGATGCCTGGGTCTACGCCTTGGATGTAGCGGTGATGCCTGATTGGCTTGACGTCATCCTCAAGCGGCTTGTACAGCGCGAGGACTGACTGACTCCAGAAGAAGGCGTCTCTTGCCTCGATGAAGTACCCGTCAATGTTCTGTGGGATCAGGTACTCTGCCTGCTGGCGGACGACGTCATCAAAGTTTTCCTGCGTCAGTCCGTAGCCGATGTTGTCGCGGGTGGAGAGTCGGAAGCTGATGAACTTCTCGTCTCGCGCTGGGTTGTCTAGGTTTCCCTTCTCCCAGAGTTCCGCGTAATCGTTGATGCCCTCGCTCGGTGTCCCGATGAAGTGGAGTGGACCACCAGTGGAGAGTCGGCGGAGGTTGAGCACCTCTTGGTAGATCATCAGCAAGTGCGGCTCAAAGGCCGCCTCGTCAAACGAGATGCCGTTCATATCCTTACCGAGGAGTGCCTTGGCTCGGTCCTGGGTAGTACGGAAGTGGATGCTTGCGCCGCCGACCACGGGGTTGAACTTAACCCACGCATACTCACCGCGATACCGTTTCTGGGTATCTATGACCTTGCCAAGTTCCTTGATGATAGCACATCCGCGACCCTTCTGCGCTGGATGGCTTCCGCCTAGCAAGGTCTCGATCTCGCGGAAGACCAGCTCTGCGGTCTCCTGTTGGATGCCTACGTGGTACCACTCGTATGGGGACTCCGCCCATCGTCGGTGAGAGTCTGGATCGCCTTGTGTTGGGTTGGCTAGCCCTAGTTTGTATAGCGCGTGATGGAGGCACCGCCAAGCCATCGCTCTGCGAAGAATGCGATGTCATTCCGACCGCGAGCAAGGTCTCTGGCAATATCGCTATCGAGCGGCTTCAATCCTTCCTCGCCTTAAGGCGAGATGAGATGTTCTTGGCCTTGGTGCGAGCATCCGCCTTGCTACTAGCACCCCAAGCCTGAAGCGAGAGAAGGAGTCGGGTCGGGCGCCCCTTCTCATCGCGTTCAGGACCTGGCATATTTCCCATACGAGCAAGGAACGAAGCGCGACGTGGGTTGTCGCCGCTCTTGACTGGCGCCTTCAATGTGCCACCAGTCTGTGCCTTGTACGAAGCCCGACCGCGAGCGTTTAGCCCGCCCTTTGGATTCTGTCCTTCTTTGCGTTGCCACGCTGCTGTCTTAGGCATACTTCACCTCATTGTGGTAATACAGGACTCGGTTGACGAACTTGATGAAAGTGGTCAGTGCCGCAATGCGGTTGATGAATGTGCCGTCAGCTTCATAGTGACGGTCACCGTATCCAGCGTCTCGGCCAACCTGCGTCCTGACGATGTAGTTTCCAGACGTGGAGATCCCAGACTTAAACTCTGGGGTACTGTTCTTAGACCAGCCACAGTATACCACATCATTGCCGTCTTCGGCGTGGCGCATCATCTCTGAGATGTAGTCTGGGTTGTAGGAGTCGTCGTGATTAAACCAGCCGACGTAGTCCGAGGTGGCAAGGTCAAGACCCTTGGCCCGCTTGTCGTGACCCCAGTCCTCCTTGTTCGGCTCTTTGTGGAAGATGACCGACGGGAACTCGTGTCGTAGGCTGGTCAGGTTAATCTCTGACGCCAGCGCGATGATCTCGTCTGGCTTGCGTACCTGCCACGCCAGAAGGTCGCCTAGCACGCGGCGAAGCCCAGCCTCGTCTTTATGCGCAGTGACAACCGCCGTGAACGTCGCCATTGATTCTCCCGATGATGTCGCTTGTAGAAATACCTTTGGTGTATGGAACATAGAGCATTGAGATGCCCCGCTCGTCTAGCCACTCCTGGCTGATGCCAAGCTGCTCGATGAGCGAGTCGCCAGTCCAGTCATCCCCGTGGGCGATGTGGGTGACCTTCTTGTCCTTGATGGTGTCAATCGTAATGCCGCTGTCTTCGTCACCGATGTTGACGATGACCTCGTCTACCCACTTGCACGCTGCGACGGACTCAATCCGCTCGCCCAGCGTCAGGACTGGCTTACGCTTGTACCGCTCGCAGAAGTCGTCGGTGTTGATGGCGACGATGACCTTTCCGTACTTGGAGCACTGCTCAAGGAATCGAGCGTGTCCATAGTGGAAGAGGTCAAACGTCCCCCCAACGTAGATCCAACGATCAGATGTCAAACTGCTTCTCTGCCGCAGCCTTGTCCTCTGGCGTCTTCTCCTTGATGCCGAACTGCGTGTTCTTCGGGTCAAGGAACTTGATCAGGATCTGGAGCCCAGATGCAAGACCAGCGGAGATGATGGTACGGAAGTCGCCGCCGCTGATGTCCAGAAGCGGGATGCCCAAGCCTAGGGCAACGGAGATGGATACTGTGATGAACGTTCGTCCGAACTCGATGAGCGCCTCGTCAACCCCCGTGTTGTCGATGACCCAGCGAATGCCTGCCTTGATGTCGCTATACATTGGGACTCCTTACTTCCACTCAACGATGACGACGTGCTTGTGAGCCGCGCCGCCAGTGAGCTTCTTCTTGCTTGATGCGATCTGCTTGAGCTGCTCCTCAGTCACGGAGACCCCGAACTTCTCCTTGCCCTTGCCGCTCCTCGTGGGACACGCCCACTGCCATCCGTCAACAGCGTCCCAACCCGCTGCCGTCATATGACCATACCCGACCACAATATGCTTCTTGTCCTTCTTTAGCCAGTAGTTCTGCCACTTCTTGTGCCACTCGCTGATCTCCACTGGCGGGTAGTCAACAGCCTGCTGCACCCACACGATGAGACCAGCGCCACGGTGCGCCGAGAGGACGACGTCGTCCCACGACTTGGCGTACCGAGCCTTGGCACCGAGTTCCTTGGCAGTCTTAATCAAGTCACCGAGGGACGAGCCGTTGTCGCTCACGCCCTCTTTCTCAACGAACCCAGTCGCCTTAGCCTTGGCCTTGATGCCATCTCCAGCGGTCGGGTCCACCTTGTATCCAGATGCCCACGCGACGGCGGCTGCCGTGCTAGACGGGCCGCAGTCATCGAGGATGCCGCCCTTCTCTACGTGGTCCAGTTGTGACTTGACTTTGAACTTCATCTTATTCCTTCCAGCGTAGTGGCCCTGTGACAAGCCATCCGATTGTGAGTAGAATAAACAATGTTGCCATCGTTGATTGCGTCTGCCCCTCTGGCAGAACGACTACGGCGAAGAGAAGACCGAGTACAGTCCACGCTCCGCTAATGAGGTCAAGGATAACGTTCTTAATCACGGCGAATCCCCTTTCGGCTGCTGCGGGGCTTGTCCATCCCGCCGCCACCGCCGCCCCCACCGCCGCCACTACTGCCGCCCATTGATCGGACTGCCGAGGCTGCTGCGGAGCTTGCGATTTGGCTTGAGATAATCGCCGCCGCTACTGGTTGTGACCCTTCTTTTTCCTCGTCACTAAGATCACTACCGATTTCCGTGATCGCAAGGATATTCTCAAATGCCTCACTTATTGATTCA